GTACGGTTCCGCCGTTAAAAAGAACCCAGAGATTAGTCCCATCCGAGTGAATCGCACAGGCTCCCGTGGCGCTTGTCGTGTAGGTGGCGACGGTGGTACCGCTCAAATTGATCTTGGTAATTATTCCGATCCCGGCAGAAGACCCGAGCCAGATGTAAGTGCCGTCAAAATAAATGCAGGGGCTGGTGGTGGCGGCAAAAGTTCCGATGACGGATCCTGCCGTGGACATCTTCACCAGAAACGCAGTAGAGGCGCTTGCTACCCACAAATTCGTGCCATCGAAAGCTATAGTCGATGGGTCCGCAAGTCCGGTGGCGAAAGTACCTTGCAAAGCTCCGGTGCTGGCGAGCAATTGTGTGAGCGTACCGTCGTTTGAATTGACGATCCAGATGTAGGTGCCGTCAAATAAAACGTCGTTTGCGTCGTTCCCGGTGGCATAGGTTCCGACGATGGCCCCGGTCGAGATGTTGATCTTTACGACGTGGTTCGAAAGCGTCCCGCATGTCATCCACAAATTCGTTCCGTCGGAGCACAGCGCATAGCCTGCAAGACTGGAGGAAAGTTGCGTGTACGACCCGGTAAGGGGGTTTATTTTAGATAAAACAGGAGCGAGGCTGCTGCCTCCGAGGGGCAGCACTGCCCATATGTGGGTTCCGTCATAGACCAGCCCGAGAGCGCCAAAGCCGCTTCCAACGGTAAATTGCGTGTACGCGATAGACATGGATTATTACCACTGGATCGTGAAGCTCGCGACGCCGCCTGGGTCGCTCGATCCGTCCGACGCGGTGATGTCCCACGAGAAAACCTGTCCGGCCGCGACGAGCAGCGTCGGGCTGGGCGTTTGGAAGAGCGCCACACCGACCGCCGTCGCGAGCGGGATTGTCATCGTGGCGAACGCTGCGCCGTCGAGGTTAATGCGAATCACCAGATCCGCGCTGATCGCCTTGCGCAGCACGGCGGTAATCACAGCCACCTGGCCGGCGCTTTGCGCCACGAGGCGCGGCGCGATATCATTGCCGGTCGCCGTCGTATAGACCAGCAGCGTGCGAATCGACGGGGGAAGCGCCTGGCCGCTGTCTATGGCGTCGCCCGACGCATCGAATATCGGCACGTTGCCGGGAGCGCCGGGGCCCGCGCCATCATACATCAGAAATTTCGTGGCCGGGCCTGAACGAACCTTCGCCCGGATCTGGTCGTAATCGATGTTGCCGCGCTGCGTGAACGGCGGCGTCGTCGGCGTCGGCGGCGCATAGGGCGGCAGTGGTGTGCCGCCGGTTCCGCCACTGGGCGTCACCACCAGATAGACGTGAGTGAAGCCGAACAGATGCAGCAGATCGCCCGCGGTCGCGGTCGTTACGCTGAGGCTCACGGCGCCGGTGGAATGAAGATCGGAGCCGGTCGCGGCGCCTTCGACTGCGGAAACGGATGCAACGCCGGAGTATTCGTGGATGCCCCAGGCGTAATCGTTGAAGGCATTTGCGCCGGTCAAGGTCGTCGTGACGGTGACGGTCGTAGCGCCTGCTTTGCAGTTCAGCGCCACATAGCAGAGCGAGAAGTCGTGCGAACCCGGCGCAAAAACCTCATGTGCCGCGAGCGTGTAAACATTCCCCTGGGAATCGGCAATGGAGATCGTCGCGAGAACCGAAGCTCCCGAGCCGCCATCACCACCGAGGGCCCCGACATCGACGACGATGCAGCTTCCGGCTGTGACATTAGCCGCGAACGTCAGCGCGATGGAGGACACGTTGGCCGACGCCCCCGAAGCGCCCGCGATGCCCTGAAGATACGCGATGCTCGGCCAGCCGGGTTTCAGCGCGATCAGGCCGGAGAGTAAATCCTGCAGCGCGGTCTGCGCAGTGGCGGTGGACGCGTATGCGCCCGCCGCGCCTGCGGAGAGATCCCAGCTCTGGAAGCCGTCTAAATTGTGCGCGCTGAGGCGGGGTGTCCAGGACATAGCGGATCAGGCGGCCGGTAGCGTCAAATAGAGCGCGAACAGCGCGTAGTCGCTGGCCTTCGGCGGCACGGTCATGGTGATAGTCATCTGGTCGCTTCCGAGCGTGTAGTCGCTGGTGGGCTCCTGATAAACGCCGTTCAGCATCAGCAGCAGCCACGGCGTCGGAGCGCTGGCGACGGTATTCGACAGCGTGAAAACGGCGTTCGCGCCGTTCATCGCGCCCGCGGGCGTCTCGACGCGCAACAGCATGCCGAGGCCGCCGCCGCCCCCGGCTGCGAGCTGAGCGAAGAATAAGGCCCAGGGAGTGGAAAGAATGCCGCCGTCCATCGACTTCCCGCTCGGATCGATGTACATCGGCGTCCGGATCGGGACGATTGGCTTCGTGCTCATCAGCCGCCCCCGGACGCATAAATATAGGCGGCCATGATGGCGATCTGGCAGGCCGGTGGCGAAGAGTAAGCGCCGGAGGCGCCGTTCGCGGTCAGCGCCAGATGCGTCGCGTCTGTGACGGTGGCGACGGTGTAAGTCGTGCCTGCGATGGCGAACGGATCGCCCGGCTGAATGCCGGTGAACTTGTCGCCGCTCGCCCAGGTGATGTTCTTGCCGGAGGCGGTGACGGCGCCGGCGACGGGCGCGATCACGAGCGAGTAAATCCGGTCGCGCCCGTAACCCATGCGGCGCAGTTCCCAGAACTGCGCGAGCGTCGTCCCGGTGCTCGATGTCAGCGCGCGCTTGTTGCCGCGCAGCGCCGCCGTATAGGCCACGCCGTAATCGTCGGACCATGCGACGGCCGGGATTGGCCCGCTGGCCATGGCGAGCCGCAGACACGAATAGAACGTGCGCAGCTCCTCGCCGCTCATATGCGGCGCGGTGCGAATGCGATGGATCGCGACGCCGGCGTCGTCGTAAACATCGGGCGAGAGCTGGTACAGGTTGCCGTTTTGCCAGTCGCCCACGAGGTGGATGCCGAAGACGTAGCCGTGATACGCGGCGCGGTGCCGATCGATCGAAGTGCCGTTCCACCAGCCGCACTCGTTCCACGTGCCGGCCGTCGCGTCCCACTCCCAAGTAGCGTTGGCGGTGGGGAAGCTGATGCGCACCACCTGATGCCCGTCCTGCACGTAGACAAAGGAGATCGCGTCGGTGATCGTCGAGTACTCGCTCCATGCCGCCTCAATCGCATGAGTCGAGACGCGCTGCAGGCTGCCGATGCCGGGAGCGAACCATGCGATCGGGTTGCCCTGCGTAGTGCCCCCGACGAAGAAGACGCCGTTATTCGCAGAGCAAACGGTAAACGGCGCGCGGCAGCCCTGGCTGACGATGCCGCCGGGATTGCGCTGAAACGGGAAGGTCGAAACGGACGAACCGCCTGTGTCCTGATCGACCTCAGAGGCCTCTGAGCCGAAGAGCCACAGTTCCTCGTGATCCGCGAGAATCGCCGCGATGTTATCCGGGAACGCGGCCTTCGCACCGAAGTCGAGCGGATTCCAGTCGAGGAAATTATTGATGGCCGAGATGAAATAGAGCTTCGAGCCCGGCGGCAGCGCGATGCCGTAAGTATCGAGAAACGCCGTCTGCGCCGCCTGCACATAAACCGGCGTCGCGCCAGCCCCGGTAAGGACGTAGAACGTCGCGCCGGTATTTGAGCCCGCGCTCGATGAGAGCGTGATGTGCAGCTCGTCGATGAACGCCGAAATCAGATATGCCGTGCCCGCGATCAGGATGTAAGAGCCAACCTGCGAAACGTCGAAAGTCGAGCCGCTCTCCCACGTGACGGCGGTTGTAGTCGTGTTGACCGTGCCCGTGCCGTCGTTGAAAAACGCCTGCGAAAGAACGCTGTTCGTCCACACCCAGAGATAGCCCGCGCTCGAAATCAGGAGCTGCGAGCCGTTTACCTGAAACGTGCAGGGCGAATTCGTCGCGTCGGTGCCGACGTCGCCGATCAGCGTATAGCCCCAGGTGCTCCCGGTGAGCGTGATCTGGTAGAGCTTCGATCCGGCGACCGCATAGGCGAGGTCGGTGCCGCTCGATCCCGGCAGATTGTCGATCAGGCCGGTCCAGACGCCACGCACGGGCAACGTCGGCAGCGTCTGAAGCAGCTTCAGCCCGGGCGAGCCCATGAGCGCGCGGGGAAACTTCCCCGTGCCCGACTCGTCGGCTTCGAGGTATAGATTCATGGTGCGCTGTGCGTCGAAAGCGAGCGCGCGCGCGGTGTAGCCCTGGCCGATGAAACCGGGGAATTCAGCCATGTGGCGCTACTTCGGCCCCCCGCTGTAGTAGTCGAAGTCAGCCGTGGTGCGCGTGCCGCGCGTGCCGAAGTCGGCCGAGGCGATGCGCGGGCTCTTGATGTTGTTGACCTGCGCGGAATTGCGGGCCCGGTTGGCGCGCATCGCCAGATCCGGCGCTGGCGCGAGGCCATACCAGGCGCAATACTGCTCGGCGATCGTCAGCGTCAGCGCTCGCAGATACGCTTGCGGCGCGGAAAACACCGTCGTGACCAGCGCGAACTGCGCGAGCACGTTGCGCAGGCGCAGGCGCACGCCGTAGGCGAAATTCGGCACGGGCCAGAAAAAGAGCGAGCCGTTCGGATTGTCGGGCTCGTAATAGAGATCGGTCGGGACGTTGGTCGCCAGCGTCTTGATGCGCTGGTTATTCCACCAGTCGGCATCGCGGATGTTCAGCGGAAGGTCCACGGCTGGCGAGATGTTGGTCAGCACCAGCGCCGCGCCGTTCTGCTCGATGCGCTCGGGCCGCGTCGCCGCGGCGAAATCGGGCGAGCTGAGGCCCGGGCCGATCAGATAGGGATTGTGCGGCGGCGTCAGCGTGAAGAGCGTAAACGAATCCGACCAGGCATAGGCGCGCCGCGCAGCCCACTCATCGACGATCTGATTGGCGATAAGCAGGCCGTCCGCGAGGCCGTTGGCGTTGAGCACGCCACCCGCGTGTTTGATGACACGAGCTTCGCGCGCGGCTGCATAGAGGACGTTGGTCAGAGTGAGAGACATGGGGCAGCTCTATGCCGGCGCGGCCGGCGGCGTGATGATTGCGGCGCGCGATCGCTGCGCTTCTGCCGTCAGCGATTCAACTTTGTCGAGCGGGACGTCGTAAGCCGGCGCCAGATCGACGGCAGCGAGAAACTGCAGCGCCCGCGGCCAGCCGTTCGGCAGCGTGATCGTGTCGCTCGGATTCACCAGATCCGCCACCGCGTTGAAGGTGAAGAGGACGGGATCGAAGTTGGCGAAGAGCGACTTCTTCACCGCCGCGTTGATCGCATCGAGCTGCAGGTTCACGAACGAGAGCGCGAGGGAATAGTCCTGCGTGGACGGCGTGTCGCCTGCCGAGACGACGTCGATCAGCGTGAGCGTGTTGTTAACGAGATCCGAAACGAGCACGGGTTACCTCTTGCGCTTGATGAGCTTTGCGTCGATGGCGGCGGCTTCGGCGGCGGCCGCGGCGTCCAGTTGCGGCACTTCCACTTCGGTGGAAACCGGCTCTTTCGCGTAGCCGCTGGCGAGCAGTTCGTCGAGATGTTCCTGGCTTTTTGCGGCGCGCGCCGGCAGCGTCTCGTGATAGACGGCGCGGGGAAACTCCTGATGCCGATAGGGCAGTTTCGCCGGCGCGTTCAGATCGACCGTCTTCGGCGTGTTCGGGCGCGTTTCGTCGTGCTGCGCGAGAATCGCGCGCATGCGCTCGATGTCTTCGTGACTGAGCTGAGAAGTGGGTTCCATTGTTCCTTTGCTGTTGTTTGCTGAGGGCGGCAGGCCGTAGATCGCGGCTTCCTGCTGCCGTTTCTGTTCGCGGGTGAGGCCGGAAGGCCGGAATCCGCTCGATTCGTTGAGAGGCATAAGGATGCCGGGCCGAGCGCATTTGAATGCGCCAGACCCGGCGTTGAGGGGTTAGTACAAATAGACGTAAGGCCCGACGGCGGTGGTGAACGTCGTCGGGACCGTCAGCACCGGCACGGTGCCGAACGTGGCCCCGGTCTGCCCGGCGGTCAAAACGGTGTCATTCACCTGAGTGAGAGCCATGCGCACGGTGGCGGTGGTGCCGTTCGACTGGAAGCATGCGAAATACTGGGCCGGTCCCACGGCGAAGAACTTGCTCGTGAAGGCATACGGCTGGTAAACGCTGGCAGTCGCCGCGACGGCGCCGGCGAGGGCGCTGTTCGCCACCGCGTTGCCGCCGGAGTCGTAAAGGACGACGTAGTGATTGTCGGTGCCAACAGTGGTCCCGTTCAGGATGGCGATCCCGGTCAGGAGTTTGTTAGTCGGGAGGTTCACTTCGGTGCAATAGAGCGTAGTCGCGCCGAGCGTGGTACCGCTGGTATTCAGCGAAGTATAGATGGTTGCGCCGGGCTCGGGCGAGTTCACTTTCCAGCGAGGCGAGCGCGTGGTTACGCCGTTGGTCCACTGCCCCCCGAGGCAATCCGATATCGTCGCCTCGCGGACGTTGATGTAAGGCAGGTACAGCTCGTTGCCCCTGGTGCAGGATCCCTGCGGGAGGAACGAGGGTACGGCCTTAAACGCGTTGGGCGGCCCGAAGAAGACGAGCGCGCCGGAGGCGTGCGCCTTGCCGGTCGTGCCGCCCTGCGAGCGGATAATGCCGAGCGTGGTACCGCTGACGACGCCGTTCAGAGGCTTTACGATGACCTCTTCGTTGTCGATGTAGCCGATTGACCCGGCAACTACGGTGTAGCCGCTGACGGTGGTTACGCTGGCGACGGTCATCACCTGCACGCTGTCGTTGGCGATGGAGGCCGAGAGCGTGGTGGGGACGAGAATCGTCTGAGCGTGGGCGAGAGGCGCGATGGGCGCGACGAGCGCGGCCAACGCGAAGAGAATGCTGCGAATGTTTTTCATTTGATAGTTGTCTCCGGATGGAAAATGTTGGGGGCGAGAGCTGCCGGTTAAGGCAGCCCCCTGGTTTGTTTACGCGCCTGCGATGCAGACCGCGGCGTTATCCTGATACAGATTGCCCGTGCCGATCAAGCCATCGAGGCGATTGATCTGCATCGTGCGTACCGGGTCCCAGGCTTTGACCTTCCGGATCGAGAGGCCGGTTTCGGGATCTTGTGCCATGCCCGCGTCCTCGACCGCTTTCGGAACGTACAGCTTGGCGCCGATCAGAGCGAAGGCGAAGCGGCTGAGCGCGAGCCCGACCGTCCCGGCCTTGCCGTTGGGCGACGTGGTGCCGGGCCACAGCGTGAGAGCAGCCGCGTTGAGAGGCAGCGCGTCCACGTTCTGATACTTCGAGCCAGGCCCGTAGATCGGCGGCAGGAAGTTCAGCACGTCGGCAGCGTTGCCGCTGCCGAGGCCGGTGAGGGCCTGAGTGACGGTGAACTGCTGCAGTACGGCTTTGCCGGGGATGCGCCGCGTCTGCGGGTTGACCTGATTCACCACGGCGAGATTGAATTTATCGCCCACGTTGAAGGTGTCGCCAGCCGTGCAGTTGATCGTGATCGAGGTACCGGACTGATTTGCGCCGTTGGCGCTCACCACGCCCGCCCAGGTTCCGGCGGTGTGCGAATAGAGCGAATTCGACTCGAAGAAATTCATCGCCGCCAATTTGCCGATGGCGCCTTCTTTCCACATCTTGTCGATTTCATCGGAAGGGTGGAAAATCGAGGTAATGTTAGTGCCGAGCGTCGCCATCATGGAAGAGCTGATGAGCGCGCACATCTTGCCGGGAGGGCAGGCTTTTTCCTTCAGTCGCTGGCGAGCGCCGTAGTACGTAGAAACGCTGGTCGGATCGATGCCGAGCGCGCCCACGACGTTCGAGGTGTTCTGATACGCGAACTTCGCGCAGATGGAATCGATATCCTGAGCCAGTGCGGCGGCGGCGGGCTCGAAATAGTTCTCGCGCAGCTCTTCTTCGGTGCGTTCCAGCTTGACGGCAGCTTCGTAGTCGTCCCACTCGAAGGAGCATTGCAGCCACTGGTCGAGACTGATGGTGGTGGAAACGCGGTCGAGAGACTGCGGATCGTAGCCCATCGAGTGCGTGACGGTGGGGCGCGACGGGAATTTGACGGTGATCTGCGAGCCGACCGCGTATTCCTTTTTGAAATCCTTTTCCCAGCTTCGGTTGAAGTACTCGGCTGCGACCAGCTTGTTCAGCAGGAGGCGCAGAATGTCCATCGACACCCAGCTGGTGTTGAGGAATGTGTTTGCCATTGCGTTGGTTTCCTTGTGCGCGGGCTTTCAGGGCCCGGCGGGTTAGTGGCCTTTGAGGCGTGCGAGATCGCGCCGGTTGGCCGCAGCCCTATACAGCGCGAAATTGCCATCCTTGGCCGCGACTTCCGCTTCGTCCGCGGGCGGGGCCGAACGGCCCGATGCTTCGCGGGGAGGCGGAGGCGCCTCGGTTACTTTTTTGGCGGGAGAGAATTTGCCCGTATCGTCGCGTTTGGCGCCGTCTCCGGAGCCGGAGCCCGCCGGAGCCGCTTTCGCGCCTTTGGCGAGCTCGGCGCTTACCAGCGATTCCGTCAGCACCATCTTGCGGATGGCCGCTGCCGGATTCGATTTGGCGAGCGCGAGGAATTCCTCGAACTCGGGCGCGTTTGAGCCCATCGCATAGAGCAGATCCGTCATAACGGGGCTCTGCTCGAACATGGCGCGTACCGCTGCCGGGATCTGCGCGTCGCCGGTGAGGCTTTTCGCGGCCGAGACGATGGTCGTCTCCGCCTCGTCGCCGTAGCGCGTTTTGGCTTCGGCGAACTTGGCCTGCATCGAAGTGTTGGCCGCTGCCTGTTGCTGCTGCGCCTGATAGTCGCCGATTGCCTTCTGAGACTTGTAATCGACGAGATCCTCGTGATACTTGTCTTTGGCGGCCTCGAACTCTTCCCAGGTCTTATAGGCTTCGGCTTTGGGCTTCACGGGCGCGGCGGGGTCAATCTTCGATTCAGTCGGCTTTACGGTGTGCTCCGATTGCGACTGCGCCGGTTTCGGCTGCTCGACTGCCTGCGCTTGGCGCTTGAACGTCTTCAGCTCGGACGGCGAAAGGCCGGAGCGCTTCAGATCCGCGAGGATCTCAGCGAGCCGGGTATCCGCGTTCGAACGGGGTTTTCTCTCCTGCTGAGATTCCGCTTCCGAGGCGGGGGCATTGTTTTCAGCTTCGCTTTCGCGAGCTGCGGAAGATTCCTTTTTCGAGGGGGCCGGGGCCTCGCTTTTCGGCTTTGCTGCTGCTGCGCCCGCGTCCGGTGTCTTGCCGGTCTGGCGCCATGCGGCGTAAGCGGCGGGGTCGCGGGGGACTTCGATTGCTGCTGGTGCTTCAGCCGCGGGAGACGATTCCGCGACCTTGTTTTCGTCTGGCATAAGTGTGTTGTGTTCGCGATACGCTCGCGAGGGCGCGATTACTGCGTTACTGCTGAACTGAATTCGGAGATTCGCTTTCCCGAAAGGGCCGGGACGCCGACTCGAACGGCGTCCCCACTCGCGCCCAGCGAAGCCCCTTGCGCTCGGTTGCGCTGGCGAACCTCCGAAACTTGTTATTGCTGAACTTGTTGTGCGCCCGGCTGCTGCTGGGCTTGCTGCGCGGCGGCCTGCGCGGCCTGCGCCTGCTGTGCCTGATGGGCCTGAGCGTCGCCTTGCTGCTGCTGCGCGTGCGCCTGATCGCTGGCCTGCATCGCGCCTTCATGGGCGTTTCCATGAAGCTGAGCCCAGGCGTCCTCTAAGAACTTCTGGCGCTCGCTCAAATTCTGCGCTTTGGTTTCGATCTCCGCTTTCGCCAGATCGACTTCGGCCTTGAACTGTTCCAGCGTCATCTTGAACTGGTTATCGACGACGCGCCCGGCCTTTTCGGCCTGGAGCTTTTGCAGCTCCGCCTGAAGCTGCTGAATAACGAGCTGCGACTGCTGGGCCTGCTGCTGCATCTGGCCTATCTGCTGGCCCTGCTGCGCGGCCTGATCCGGCGTCGATGGCGAAATAATCTCCGCCATTTCGTCGCCCTTCGGGCCGAGCTGCTTCATCTGAATCGCGAGCGAGAGCAGCTTCGCCGCCTGGGGCGGCGTGACGGGGAGCGTCCCGAGATTCGAAATCAGCGTGTCGAGAAACTCGCTCACCGCTTCGCGCTGCGACTCGTAAGACGGCCCGCTGGAAATCGTTACGTCGTGCGTCCCGTCCTCAACCGGATAATGGACGGGCTGCCCCGTCTTCGGATCGGGATAGGGCTCGTCGGTATTGGCGCGAACCATGACGCCGGTATCGTCCGGTTTGCGGATCGCGAGGTCGCGCTCCGTGTCGTAAGTGACCGGAATCCAGCTTTCGATGATGCGGCCGACGCGCGTCACAGCACGGTCGTAGCCGTCGCCGAAGTGGTAAGAGCCAATCGCCTGCTCGCTCGCGATCTTTTCGAGCGCAATGCCGGATTTGGCGTTATCGCGCTGCGCCGACGTCGGCATGGAGTTCGAGCCCATCGCGGCCTGAATGGCCCGGCGGCAGGAATCCTTCGCCACTTCGTAAGCCTGAAAATTCGGGGTGAACGATTCGCGGCGCGGCAGCGGCAGAACCTGGCCGTTGGACAAATCCGTGATCGGATCGACCTGAATGTAAGCGCGCGGGACTTTCGTCACCGTCTCCCATGCCTCGGCATCCGTCTCGAACTGGCCCGTATAGCCGGTGTACGGGCTCTTCGGGGTCAGCCCGGCCTCTTCCATTTCGAGCGAATTCAGATAAGCCAGCGACATCTGCGGATCTCGCGCGAGGCGGATCAGCGAAGACAGCTTCCGTTTTGCTCCTGAGCCATCGTCCGACCAGCGCTCCATGCCAATGAATGCGGGGATCGGAATCTCCGTACCCGGCTGCGCGCTGCGTTCCAGAATCTCGATGCCGTTGGTCATGTACTGCATGACCGTCTTCTTACGGATTTCGCGGCCCTTCGGCGTCTTCTTGCCGGTTTTTTTCTCTTCGACCTTCCAGTACTCGCAAACGAGCACGATCTTATCGGTCAGCCAGTCGGGCGCGATTCGGCGATCCTCGTCCGTAAAGTCGGTTACCTTCGCGTCCGGCCAGCGCTCTTTGAACTGCGCGGTCGGCATCGGATCGAGCACGAAGACTTCGGTCGCATCGCTCCAGTCCGGCTCTTTGCAGTCGGGCGAGTAGAGCACTGAGTCTGGGTTCTGAATCGGCTTGATGACGATCTCCTGATCGTCCGACTCGTCCGACACGTAGCGGCGCGACACGCGGCAAAATCCGTACCCGCCTTCGACTTCGGCCTGAAAGGCGTTGGCGTAGATCGAGGGGGCCATCGATTTGTACTCGATGGCGCGGATGAGATTCTGGCGGAATTCCGCCGATTTGTCCGTCGCGCCGTCGCCGCCGGGCTCGATTTTTACGCCCTTTTTGTTCTGGCGGATGTTGTTCACGCACGAGTTCACATACTGATTCAGTTCGTCGTGATTGATGCAGGGGCGGCCCGCGTCTTTGCGCGCGTCGCGATCCTGCTTGTCCCACGGATCGCCCGCCAGATAACGCATGTCGATTTTGCGCTCTTCGCGAGCTTCGCGCCAGTATTCCGAGAAATAGCGAAAATTCTCGCGGATCTCCGTGAGCAGCTTCTCGTCGCCGGTTTCGGTGGACTCGGGCGTGTCCTTGTCGTCGTACGGCATTTTAGGCTGCGCTCAGGTTCCGCGTCGCCGGGCACTCCGGACAGACTTCGAAGCCTTCGCCCGCGATCTCGTCGTAGGCCCAGCCGTCTTGCCGCGCCGCGAATACCGCATCCGCTTTGCGCAGCCCATGAAACGTGGCTTCCTTCGTGCATTTCCGGCAGCGCAGCGTCAGATGCGCTTCGGCCAGCGACTGCGCGATCGCGTCCGCGATGATCTTCTCTTCGCTGGTGACTTCGCCCACTTTGAAGGGCTTCAGCTTGCCGTCTTCGCCCTGTACCGGCCACTGGCGCTCGGCCGCGATCCGCGCCGCGTCGGAAAGGTACTGATCGAGATGCAGCGGCACGAAGGGCAGATAGGGCCGCATCGACTCGTACATATCGCGCCGGTCCTCCGGCTTGCACTTCACGAGGAGCTGGCGAAAGTGGTCATGACCATCGACGAACGAGGCCAGCATGGACACCAGCGCCCCGCCGTCGGCAAGGGTGCCGAGCGAGAGGCCGGAGAGCGCGCGATTGATAGCGATTTTGTCTGGCATTAAATTCCGAGAATGCGGCTGGCTTTGGCTCTGATCCGGCTGGCGGCGCCGGGCGACAGCTTGCTTTTGTCGAGCGGTTGCGGCGCGGTCGCTTTCGCAATGGCCTTCAGGCCGGCCGGTACTGTGGTTTTTGCGGAATTCAGTTTTGCCATTGTTCGTTAACTCCAGGGACTCGCGGGGCGCTTCGGCGGCTGCGGCGTCTTCGGCTTCATGGCGGCTCGCGGCATCACGATGCCCTGCGCGGCGTAGCCGAACGCGTCCGAGCCGTGCGAGGCGGCGTCGTGCAGCGGAGCCCGCGTCGCCGTGCCCATGTCTTTGATCTCTCCGTAGCGGTAGTACCGCAGGCGGTTCAGGCCGTCTGCGCAGCGCTGCTCGTCAAACCACGAATTCGCGAAGAGCGTTCGCGCCGTGTCGATTCGCGACGCGACGGGCAGCTTGGGCAGGATCTGGATTTTCTGCCCGGCCGTCCGCATCGCCTGTTCCAGCGAGCCTGAGAGCATCCCGCTACATGCGTCCCACGGCAAGAAACACGTCGTATACAGATAGCCCTTGCCCTGCAGCAGCGAGAGGTAATACTGCATCTTCTGGCCGGAGTCTTCGAGGTAGTCGATGAAGCGATACTCGGCCATGAAGATCTGGAAAAACCAGATCGCCGTCGCATCGCCCTCGCCCAGATCCCAGGCGGTATAAACCGGCTTCGTCGGATCGTAGGCGACGCGCCGAATGCGGCCTTCCGCCTCCGCTGCGCGGATTTCCTTCGCGTAGATCGAGCCTTCGAGCTGGCGCGATGGCTGGCCCAGCCAGATGTACGCGTAAGCGTCCGGATCGGTGCGCATCAGCTTTTCGCGTTCGTCGCGCAGCACTTCCGACGCCCAGGGGTTATCCGAAAACAGCACCTTGACGACGGCAGATCCCGGTGGCGGATCGACGACGAAACGCTGATAGGTGTCATCGGTTTCGAGCTTCGGGTTGAAGGAGACCCAGATCTCCGAGCCCGGCTTGCGCACGGTCGGGATCACAATCACCCAGCTCGCCTTCGAGACGTTCGCGGCTTCCTCCACCCAGAGAATGTCCGCGCCTTCGAGCGACTTGATCGCGTCCGGGTTATTCTTCAGCCCGACAAAGACGAATTCCGACCCGTTCAGGCCCGTTATCTTCGCTTTGCCTATCGAATAGAAAGCCCCGAGCCCGAGATTCTCGATCTGATTCGAGAGCACGCGATGGACGGATTCGCTGATCGAATTCATCAGCTCGCGGCCGCAAACGATAAAGAGCTTTCGTTTGCGCCCGAGGATCAGCAGCGCCCGCGCAATGCTCCACGACTTCGCGCCGTCGCGGCCGCCATACAGCACCTTGAAGCGGTGCGGCTCGAAAAGCATTTCGAGCGCGACGGGAAACTCCGCGTTCACGGCTTCGGACGGACAAAGGTGATCGTCATGGCCGTCTCAATTGCCCCGCCGTCTTTGCCGGTGACCTCAGAGCGCTCCGCGTAGCGCGCGGGCATGAAGGCCTTCAGCAGGCGCCCCATGAGTCCTTCAGAACGTCGAAACGCCCCGAGCGGGCGGCGCGGGTCGTCTTCGGTTACGGTGCGCTCGCTCTGGACTTCCATCGCGGCCAGCTCTTCAATCGTGAATTCGTCCGCGTAGACTTCGCGCTTATCGGGCAGCAGGCACTTCACGCGATCACGCTGCGCGAACTGCGGGCGCCCCTGATACACGTACTGCTCGAAAGTGCCGATGCGCGCCCAATGTACCGCGTCGTCTTCCAGCGTTTGCCCGGCCTGTTCGCGCGCGGCTTCGAAGGCCGCCGCGTACTTCTTATCGCTTTTGAGCCAGTCGTAGTGCTGGCCGCGGTCGATCTTCGCCGCCTTGGCGGCGCGCGTCAGATCGGCGCAGGCGATGTAAGCGGCGAGGAAGGCTGGCTTTTTATCGAGCGTCCGCGTCTGTGGCTTCGGGCGTTTGGCTGGCTTTCTCATGCGTCAGATGCGGCACGCCCTTGAGGGCGATAAACGCCTCGAAGGTCTC